TCCTCCTGCAGCTAATCCTGCAGCCTCTGTTCCAGCGCCTTCAACATATTGTCTAGGTGTATTCAAATTATTGCCTTCAGTCCAAGATGTTCCATTATATTCTTCTGAAAGAGCTGTTCCACCTGGAGGTCCTACTCTTCCACCCGCATAAAACGCAGCTGTTTGAGTTCCACCTGAAGCCCCAGCTAATCTTGCTGTATTCAAACCACCACTAGATGCCCATGCTGCTGCAGTAAATGTGTTAATGGATGTGTTGAATTGTTCTGCCAAAGCAGATCCTGCACCTCCTCCAAAAATACTAATATTAGAACTACTGGCCCCTTGACCAGCTGCCTGTGAGTTTCCTTCTGAAACTAAACTTACTGGACTTGTTGCCCATGCAGTTCCATCCCAACTTTCAATCGCTCTTGCTTGAGAGGGATAAGGTGGATTTCCACCTAATAAAGTTGCGGTAGCAGATGAACCTTGCATTGTAGCAGGTCCTTGATTATTTCTTGATGTATTTAATGAAGCAACTGTTGTCCAATTTGTTCCATTCCATTCTTCTGTTACAGTTCCAGGACCAGGTTCTCCCGATGCAGCTAAGGCTGCTGTTTGAGTTCCACATCCTGAAGCATTTATTCTAGCGGTATTCATATCGTTCGGTTGAACCGCCCAATTAGTACCATCATAATATTTTGTTTTTACTGAACCAGTGCCTGGAGGAGGTGATCCATTAAATACTATTCCTGCAGTCTGTGGTCCACCACCAGCTCCACCTCTGATTGCTTCTGGCATATCATTTGCTGTTGCCCAAGAAGTGCCGTTATAATGTTCTGTTTTATCAGACGTTCCAGGAGGAACTCTTCCACCGTATGCAACTCCTGCAGTTAATGTTCCAAAACCAGATCGGTTAAATAAACTGTTGCCCATGTTGCCACCACTCGACCAACCATTTCCATTAAATTCTTCTGTTGCGGTTGTTCCAGGTGTGGGAGGATTTCCTCCAAACACAGCCATTGCGTCTGCATCACCACCTGAGAAAGAACCCATTTGATTTGAATTAGTGGTTCCTCTACTAATTCCTGTTTTAGAAACTGTTGAACTAAAAGAAACAACTGATCTCAAACTTCCTTCAGTCGTGTTATACCAAACCTGTCCCTCATAACTTGAATTAAGTGTGGGGTCAGTGGTAAATTCTTTTACCCGTTTACCATGTATCTCATCGTAAGTAGCCATTTAATATCCTTATGGTAATACTACATTACCAGGTCGATCGTTCAATCTATCTGCTTCAGGTGTTGCGTCCCATGCTGCTTGAGCTGTTTGAACTTCTTGATCAACAATAGCTTGTGCTTCTGCTTTTGTTTTTTCAACACCACCTTTATCAGCTAACCACATTGCACCATCAACATTATTACCAACTACCCATATATCACCTGGATAACCTCTTAAGAAAAATTTTCTTCTGTCATCTGCAGTGAAAAAACCTTTTCCAGTGTTAGTTGCTACTCCGTAAATAAAATGTGCCATAGTTTCCTCCTTTTATTTATTTATTATCATATTTTTTAACTTTGTGTAAGTGTCTCTACATTTATTGTTTGAGTATCTCCAGTAAATTCTTCTGTTGTTCCTACATCTGCTGTTCCTGAATACCCACCACCTACTAAACCTGCTGTGGCAACAGAACTTGGTCCAAGTCCAGATCCTCCCGATCTACCTTGAGACAAAACTGGTCTGTTTGACCAAGACGTGCCATCATAAAATTCAGTTGTTCCAATAGTTTCAGGTGAACCTCCACTTACGAGTCCAGCCGTTTGTGACCCAGTACCTGCTGACGCTGAGTTTCTTGCAATGTTCATGGTTCCACCAGTAGTCCAAGCAGAACCTCCCCATTCATACGTTGCACCTGTATTACTTCCTGTGCTTCCTCCGCATGACACTCCTGCTGTTTCAATTCCAAATCCCATCATGTTATTTGTTGCTGCTGGTAAAGCATTTGGTGCAGTTGCCCAACTTGAACCGCTCCATTCTTCAACATTAGCAATTCTAGTTGGAGATGGATGAAAACCACCCATGTTAATCGCAGAAGACGTTGTTCCAAAACCAGAGTTAGATCTTGTTGCTGTATTTAAACCATTAGGAGATGTTGTCCAAGAGGATCCATTCCAAGTTTCAGTTGCATTTGAAGGTCCTGGTGCTTCTCCACCAAAAGCTATGGCAGCAGTCGACGTTCCTGTTGCACCTAAAGTATTTCTTGCTGTATTTAAATCATTCACTTCAGACCAAGTTGATCCATTATATAATTCTGTTTTGCCTGTTCTCGGTGCCTCTCCACCAATTGCTAAAGCTGAATTTTGAATACCTGCTCCAGCAACATTTCTTCTATTAGTGTTTAAAGATCCACCAGATGCCCAAGCTCCTAAAGATACAGAAACTTGTGATTCATTCCATTCTGCTGCCTTATTGTAAGTTGGACTCATTGAAGATAACCAACCAGCACTTCCATTGGAACCAGCACATGAACCATAAAGGCCTCCTGGTGAAGTTATACCGATGTTTGGTAAAGCTGTCCAAGATGTTCCGTTATACTGTTCCGCTCCTTCATAGTTTGGATTGTTTACCTGTGTTGTAGCAAGTGTTTGTGTTCCGAAAACTGTAGAAAAACCTGTGGCTACATTCAAAGTTGCTGTTGCAGTCCATGACACACCATCATACTCTTCACAATTATTCATTGCATTTGGAGATGGATCTATAAAACCACCAACAATTAACGCTGCTGTTCCTGTCCCAGCACCGCTTGAGTTGTTAAACATTCTCGTAGTATTTATGTTTGGTCCATTTGCAAAATCAGTCCCATCAAACGTCACTGTTTTATTTGTTCCTGAGTTTCCAGATGAACCATCTCTACCAACAGCACCGATCACATCAGTTTTTGCTAATCCACAACTAGCGATGTTATTAGCAGTGTAAGGTAAAGAATTTGCTACTGTCCAAGCAGAACCATCATAAGAAAATGCATTAGCTGTCTGACTAGGCGTACTACCTCCATATGCTATTCCAGCAGTTTGTGTTCCTGCCCCTGATGCTGCTTGACCTGCTGCAGGATAATTTGCTTCTTCACTCCATCCAACTCCGTTGTAGTGTTCAGTGTTAGAAACATTTGAAGGATTAGAACCAATAAATTGAACTCCTGCTGATTCTGTTCCAAAAGATCCAGACAAGTATCTACCGGTATTCAAAGGTGCTGTACTAGACCAAGCTTTTAACAAAGGAACTGTTTTAAAATTTTGTGATGTTTCATTATACCACATTTGTTGAGCAACTGATGTTTGAGAAGGTGTATTTGCTCTTCCTCCCATGCCTGAGTGACTTGAACAATAATAAAACAAAGTTGGTGCATCTTTCTGTACAGTTATAGTTGTTATATTATTTGATACTGATACTCCGTCTGTATATTCAGTTCCCCCTCCATGTGTGCCATCAGCTGTTGTCGAAAATCGAAAAGGATGTGAAGAGGCAGCGCTATAATCAAAATTGTAAGTTATTTCTTCATATAATCTCAATTGTTGTTGTTGCACTCCATCAATAAAATATCTATTTTGACCGTCAGATGATGCTACTGTTACTGTATAAGTAACACTTTTTGTAGGATCATTTTTAAATGATTCAATTCTAGTTCCTATTAATTCACTGTATGTTGACATAATTAACTCGTGCTAAATGTTCCTATATTAACTGTTGTAGACTCAGGTGTAAACTCTTCAGTTGCATTCGATGTTGGAGAACCAGGTGTTTCTCCTCCTTGTGCTAAAGCTTGAGCAGTTACTCCTGATCCTTTTGCTCTTCTTGCTGTTCCTAATGATGGCATTGTAGACCAAGTTGTGCCGTCCCATTTTTGAGTTCTATCATCAGATGCAGGAGAAGGTCCGCCAAAAAATAATCCCGAAGGATATGTTCCGCTTGCTCCACCTTGATTGTTACTAAAAATAGCGGTCGAACTTGCTGTCCAATTATTTCCATCATATGACTCAGTTTCTAAACTTGTTGGAGGCCCACTTAAACATCCCATTATAGCTCCTGCAGCATCACCAAAAACTAAACCTTGGTACCCTGCAACATTACAATTATTTCCTGCAGTCCAAGCGTTACTTGAATATTCATAAGTTGTTTGTAAATCAGTTCCAGGAGGTGTTTCTCCAGAAACTCCTAAACCTGCTGTTTGAGTTCCTGCTCCACCTGTATATGCTTGCACTGCTCCATAAGCTCCACCTGCAGTCCAAGCTGATCCATCATATTCGTAAGTATTATTTATTCTTGGACCTGGGTTTAATCTTCCAGTAAAACATAACGCAGCTCCAGCAGTTCCTGCTCCCCCAGCATATGAAATTGCTTGTGGTAAGTTTGGTCCCTCTGTCCATGAGGTGCCATCGTAAGTTTCACTGTTATCTGTCCCTGACGGATAGTTTCCACCAAATGTTAAACCAGTGTCGGCTGCAGAATTTGTTGCTGTTGCATTTGCTGCTCTAGCTGTATTTAAATTATTTGTTGAAGCCCAAGCACCAGGTGTCAGTGCGTTAAAAGAGCTATTAAATTCTTGTACTCTATCTCCAACACTTGGAACAGGTGAACCTCGTGCAATCCAAGTCGCACTTGCATTTGTTGATCCATGAGCAGCTGAATCTTGTGCTACTGCTAATGCTGGTCCTACCGTAAAAGTTGTACCATCATATTTACAAGAATTTGTTGATGGTGCTCCTGCAAATATTGCGTCTGTTTGTGTCCCTGATCCCATAGCATAACCTGTTAATTGAACCACACCATTTCCGTTTGGACCTGCAGTCCAATTAGTACCATCGTATTCTAAAGAGATTGTATTAAAAGCATCCCCAGTATTTCCTGGAACAGGATTGTTTGTATAACCAAAAGAGTTTATAGCAGCAGTTGCTGTTCCTGCTTGACCTTGAGAACTTTGTTTTTGAGGGAGTGCTGTTCCATTAGTCCAATTAGATCCGTCATATTCTTCATTCAAATTTGATCTATTTGTACTCGGAACATTTCCTCCTGTTGCTATAAGAGCGTCTTCTACACCACATCCACTTCTATAGTTAATAGCATTTGACATGGGATTTACTGTTGCCCACGTTGTTCCATTGTATTCTTCGGTGACTCCAGATTGTGGTTGTCCACCTCCACCTTGACCAAAAAAGACAGCAGATGTTTGTATTCCAACTAATTTAGTGTTTCCTCTAGCTGTGTTTAAAGTTCCACCAGTAGACCAACCAACACCATTATATTCTTCTGTTCCATCGAAGGCGGCAGTTCCAGGAGGAGCTGCGAATCCTCCACACACTAACCCTGCAGTTTGAGTGCCACAACCACCTGATCTTTGTTTTGCATTAGCAGTATTTGATCCAGCTGACCATGCCTCAATGATAGATTTTGCTTTAAGTTCACCTAAAGCATTATTATACCATACTTGTCCATCTGAAGGATCAGTTGGATTTGTAGTTTGTCGCTTTAGTAAAAGCCCTGTAAGTTCTTTGTATGTAGTCACAAAACTCCTTAATTATTTTTTAACAACCAACCTTGTGTTGCGTCTACATAAACTAAGGTGTTTCCTGCTCTCTCTGTTGATACAGTTAGGTTTGCTGCAGTCCCTTGTATTTTGTGACTGTTTCTTCCTACTGTCATGTTGTTTGTATCAAAAGTGCCTGCATAGTCTATGAACACAATCTCATCACCTATACTCGGTGAAGAAGGTAGCGTCATTGTTATTGCTGTTGAGGTAGTATCTATAAAATAGCCTTCACCAGCAGCAGCCGCAAAGTTTCCAGTTTTTACCGCTTGCCATGATGTTCCTCCAGACACTGCTGCAAAAGACAATACTCCTGATCCGTTTGTTTTCAAAAACTCATCAGCGTTACCATCTGTTGCGGGTAAAGTTAAAGTAATATCACCTGCAAGTGTAGGTGCTTTTAACTGAACATAGTTTGATCCGTCATCAGTATCTTCTGTAAATCTTAAAGTACCAGCTTGAGTTGAGTTTCCTGAAATTTGTACAACCCCTGTCCCATTTGGTGCTAATGGAATATTTCCGTTTGAAACTGAAACTATTGAATTACCATTAACATCTAAGTTTCCTCCTAATTGTGGAGAAGTATCATCTACAACATCACCACCGGTTTGAACTTCAACTACATTCGTTCCGTTAGAATAAACTATTTTAGTTGTTGTTGTTGACCAAGATACTCCAGATCCGGATGCTGTTTTGAATGTTATTGTTTGACCGCCTGCTGTAGAATTTTTCAAAATATAATTCATTTCAGTGCCGTCAGGAATAGTTACTGTAGCTGAACTTCCTAATGATCCTGAAGAAGTAAATTCAATAACTGCCGTTGCAACCTCTGAACCTGTGCCACCATTTGTTACTGTAAGTGTGTTAGTTCCTGCTGTAATTTGTTTTGAAATATAGCCACCAGATATTTGTTCTAATATTTCTAAATTTGTGTTTGTTTTATCACCCCATAGACCGGCTTGTTCACCAGTCACCATTTTTTCAATACCTAAATTTGTATATGTCGATGCCATCTTATAAACTCCTGTTTATGCTGCAATATCGGTCCAAGTTGTTTGTGAACCAGTATTTACCTCACTATAAGTCACAGTGCTACCAGTGTCAACACTTCCCCAAGCAATAGCACTCGCTAATCCTAACCCTGAAGTAATCCCCAAACCAGTAGGTTTTATTACAGCTGTTTGTTTTGTTGTTATATTACCTAAAGAAGATGCAATTGTAAAACCGCTTACATCAACCTTAGAAATCACTTCTACTGAACCTAAACCAGATGAAATTGTAAATCCTGTAGGTCTAATAGTTATATCAGTAAACGCTTTAAATGTAGACCCAAAACCAACGTTTATTTGTTGACTAGCTAAAGTTACATCTGCAGAACCAGGCGTTGTGGCAGGGTTTACTGCTGATGTAATTTGCACACCTGTTAAAGAGACAGTCTCAAAATTAGTTACTATTGGAGATCCAACACTAATATTTACTTGTGGATCATGAACATGAACATAAGTATTATCAGCTTCTATATCTACAAGGCCAAAACCTGTGGTAATTGTATTAGTTATTTTTTGTGGAATCGCGTTTGCTTTAATCGTGACACCACCAAGAGAAAGAGTAACAGCTAATCCAGCAGGTGCTGCAGAATATGCAACTCCCCATGCTAAATTGCCCCAACTTTTTCTACCCCAACCAACATTAAGTTGAGCTGTAACAGATGTAGTTCCAATGGATGAAGTTGATCCTTGTCCGGTTACAGGTACAGATACACCTAAACCATTTCTACCCCAATCACCTTGACCCCAAAGATTTCTACCCCAACCTTCAGAATTAAAAGCGATATTTTGTGCGTTGATACTTCCACCGGTATTCCAACTACCTTTTCCCCATGCAGCTCCTGTACCCCATGCAGAAGCATTTGTAATGGCACGTAAACCAGTGACTGATACTGTAACGTTCGCCATTATGCTTTACCTCCTAAGCTAATCTGATTATTGCTAGTGTGTCAGTAAAGTTTGGAAATTGAATTGTGAAAGTCCCTGATGTTGATGTTTTATTTGAAACAAAATCTAAAACCGCTACAGATTTGTTACCTGCGTTTGTATTATAAATCAATGCACCCATTGCTGTAATTGTAGCTGTTAAGTAAGATAAATCTGCAAAATCTACTATCGCAGTAGTTCCTGATAATTTATGAGTTTGTCCCGTTAATGCTTTTCCGCCTGATGAATAATCACCAGTTGAGTCAGTAACTTGACCTGCAGTTGTAAATGATGCAAGTGATGGTCCAATAACTGCACTATCTGTGTATAATGCAAGTTTAAATGTGTTACCACCTACAGCATCAAAGTTGTGAGTACCACTTAAAAGTTGATTTTTAAATGAACTTGTTATTGCGCTTGTTGTAATAGCCATAATTTTCTCCTGTTTTACGGTGACGGTGAATCTATTTTGATTCTTATCGCACCATTGAAATAATCATCTCTTCGTCTTCTTCCAATCTGCTCAATAGCATACTTGGATATAGCATTATTATACTGTTTTTCGTAATATTGCAACATCTCCATAGGCCCTTTTAAGTAACCAAAAGCTTCTATTAAACACGCATATAATAGACCATTTGGGAATCTCTTACTTACATAAGTTTGAGTATTAGAAGACGATAATCCTGTAGGTAAAGCTACATAACTAGCTTGAATTGAAAAGGTAGCATTTGGTATGGGTGCAAACATTAAAGTGTCGTCATCAAAGTTTGCATAGTATTTTGGTACACCAGTTGCACTTGTGGAATTGAACTCATCAATAAAAGTTGTGTCCCTTTTTTCTAAATAAATTTTTGTACCTGAATTAGTTATTTGAATTGCTCTAATTATTAAAGCACCAGTAGGAAAATTTAAAAATTTTTGTGATGCTACCATACTTGCTGTTGCATATTTTCTGTCAGCATCTGTGTTTACATCTCTTAATATTCTTTCTTCAGCATCCGCAATAAAACCATTCACAACATCAGTAGTAAATACCGTATCATCTACTTCTGTGTAGTTTCTAATTTTCGTAACTAATTGTGCATATGTTAATGCCATTATACTACTACCTTAACCTTTCCAACAAAAGTAAACATATCTAATCTTTTACCTGCTGGCAACGGTAACATACCATCAGCGCTGTAAGTAGGTATTCCAAGAGTTCCTTGAAAAGATCCTACATTCACTGTCATGTTACCAATATTATGTTGCACTCTTGTATTTCTTAAAGCTTGTGGATCACCACCATATACTTTAGGGTCCAGTTGTGGTGACTTAGGTTCGTATTCTGAAATATGAACTAATGAACCATTCCATTCTTTAACCATTTCTAAATAAGGAAACGCTTGTCCTGATCTATCAGAAATAGATAATGCGTATTTTCCTTTTGCAAATGTTCTAGCCATATTAAGTTACCGTTGGATAATATTGTGCTGGTGTTATAAATGTAGATGATCTTGAACCATCTTCATCCAATGCTCTTTTTATTTCATCTTCATAATATAATTTTAATGATTGAGTTCTCTCTGGTGCATATTTTTGAGAAAGATAAAAAGCCAACCCTGATATCATACAAGGTATCCATCTAAAAGGGACATCAGCTGTATTAGTATATGCTCCTGCATCCTGTATTCTTTGTAAAGAATAATATTTTAAATGACTATAGTTTTGAGCATCTGGCGTAATATACAATGTTATTTTTGGAGTGGATGTACCTGCTGTATTTCTGTCTACAAAATATTGAGAAGGCGTTCCTGTTGAACCTTTGTTAGGCAAAGCAGCATAAGTTGATCTATCAATTTTTGTGATTGATACATCGGTTGTATCAGAACCAGGATTTACAGTTGTGCCACTGTTGGAAATAAAAGCTTCTAATACATCACTTACTCCAGCAACTGTATCGTATTGTGATTGTGATGCTACTAGAGCAACTGCGTTTAATTGTATTTTCCAAAGATGAACACCTCTGTTGCCCCATTCAGAAAACAAAACATTTAAAGATCTTCTTGCTTTTTTTAAATCGTAACCAGAGTTAGTTTGAATACCGCATCTTTCATATGCCTCTTCAACTATTTCATCGATTGATAAATCGAATGTTGCTGTTCCGCTGGTTGCCATCTATACATATCCTACTTCTTAAGTTCTCTTACTATTCTTCTTTTTTCAGATTTGAGATTTCTTTTACCTTTTCTAGTATATGCTTTTTCAGCATCGACTCTTCCAAGTTCTTCAAGTCTGTTCATTCTTCTTGTATTAGTTCGGCCACCTCGTTTCATATAACCCATTTTATTTCTAACAGATGTAGGTAGTTTAGCTAAACCTGGATTTTTTTTCTTATCAACAGCTTTCAATCCACCTTTTTTCATACCAGATGTTACTTTTCTAGCTGCTTCTGCAACACCACCACCCATCATTCTTTTTTGTTGAGGTCTAGGTCTAGGTGTAAAAGGAAATCCTGGATTAGTTGGATTTATAGGTCTGTTAGGGTTAGTTCCTGTAACTCTTCGTGCAGGACTCATACGACCCTTCATAGGTTTTTTCTTTTTAGCTACCCCACCTTTTTTATACCTTGGTGACATCATTCCACCACCCATTTTACCTTGAGTCATTTCTTTTTGTTTTTTCATTTTTTCTGCTGAAAGTTTTGCAGCCATGCCACCCATACCTTTTGGAGCATCAGAAGAAGATTTTTTCTTACCAAACATTTTTTTAGCAGCCAGTGCTCCTGCAGCACCCATAGCTAGAGCTCCTAGTACCATTTTTTTAGGCTTCATCATTCCACCTTTTTTCATTGCTCCTCTGTCTTTTAACATAGTTGGCATTCTTTTTGATTTTTGACCAACACCGTATCCTCTCGAATACATCATGTCTCCGGTTCTACCACCCATACCGCCTTTTCTCATGCCAGTAGGTTTTTGACCCATAGCCATTCTTTTTTTCATACTAATTTTTGAATTGTCCATTTTTCCTCCTAAAATATTCCTTTGAATCCAGTTCCTTTAGTTGCTGCACCTGAGCCAGGGATTCTTTTCTCGCCACCAAATGCAATTCCACCTTGTTTCATTTTTCTAGTTTTAGCCTTATCTCTTGCTCTTTCTTTTTTAATTCTTTGTCTATGTAAACGTCTTCTAAGTTGAGTAATAGGACTTAAGCCAATACCATAACCAGTTTTTGGAGTTTCTTTTTTCATTCTGTCTTTCACTTCATCTTTTACAGAATATTTTGGTTCTGTTGATCCACCTTTTTTCATACCAGGTAATTTTGGTTGTACTCTAACAGGTTTATTTTTATTTTTTCTTTTCTCACGTTCTTTTTTTGCACGCTCTCTAAGAATTTCCATTTGTTTTTTTATATGTTCTAAAGCCATAATATCTCCTGTTATTAAAGGGCCCTTTTGACGTTATAACTTATGTTATCTCGTCCTTACTTTATACCTTTTCTTTCGTTTCTTGTCTACTCTCTTACGCATTGCTCTTGAGGGTCTACCCCCTCTTAAATTACCTGTTATCTGTTGTGGTATCTGTGCTCTACTAATTGGCATTAAACTAACACATCCTTTGCTTTACCTATAATTGGCTTATATTTGGTTCTACCTTCTTGTTTAAAGGCATGCATATACTGTTTTCGTGGTTGATCAGTTGTAAAACTACAGTGGACCCATCCTGAATTTTTTTCGCCTGGAGTGTAGAATTCAAGGATCAATTGATCGTAATTTAAGTGATCATGGATCCAATCACTTAATTCAGCATTATCAACTCCTGGACATTCGAAATCGCAAGCCTCGGCCCGTGCATGCTGCGAATTTGGTGAGCTACCGATAGCTACACACAGTTCTACTGAACGGAAACAACTGGTTACCCTTACTCTGCCGAAATGGTCACGTACTGGTTGAAGTATTTCTTCACATAAAACTTTTAGTTTTTCTACTTGATCAGCATTAGGATTATTATCAATTCCCTTCCTAATTGCAGTGTCCGATTTAGTAAGCTCTTGAAGGGTAAAATTACGTGTCAGATTCATCTTTTTTCTCCTCTATTTGGTAAAACATTTTGTCAGTATCTTCTGTAGTCCATCCTTTGTCTTCAACAGACCAGTGAGTAGTTTGGACTTTATAGTCAGGCCAATCGTTAGAAACAGTGTAATTAGCAACATGCCACAAAATACGATTATTAGGCTGAGCTGCATAATTACCGTTAGACAACTCCAAAATATGGTGACACTTATGTTCATCAGGTATTTCAGAGTGTTCTGTATCAATTTCATTAACTTCTGGGGATGCCCAATCGATTGTGAATAAGTATTGTCCATGATAAAATTTTTTATCTTTTCCTAAATATTTTCCTTTTGCACCACCTAAAAAATCAAATTCAGTGCAACTAGGATAATAACTAAAGCAATTCCACAATTCCAACTCGTCGACTGACATATCTGGCACTTTGGATCTGTCAAAGTCTTTTTGAAAAAACGCTGAAATAGGCAAGCGCCAGTAGCACGCACCGTTTGGTAGCATGCAATGGAATAGGAGGGAACGTCCTGTAATCGCTGCCATACCAAAGATAATACAGTCCATACTTTCTGTTTTATATTTTGGATCGAGATCATATAAATATTCCTTTCTTACTTTTGCGTATATAGTTGGTATATTAATGTTTAAGTATGCCATTAGTCAAGTATGAGAGAAGTTATTTTCTTCTCCCCCATGTATACTTCGACATTTGCCTTAGATTTTATGCATTTATATACCACTCTATCTTTACTACTTTTGTCCTTCATAGCATAACGTTTTGATTTCAAACAACTTTGTAAACTGTCGTGATAAACATGCTCTATAATTTTATGATCTTGCACTAATAAAAGTGCGAAAACTAATTCAACCATCAGTGTGCTCCATTTCCATTTCTAATTAATTTTTCTACATCTTCTGTAAGTTTTTTTGTTCTATCTTTTAAAAATTCTATATTAACTGCATTGTTTCTCATGCTCTTTACTTCCTT